ACCCGACCTTCGCCGATCTGGAGAAGCGCGCGGCCGAGCTCGACACTCGCATCGGCAAGATGGGCGGGCTGCTCGAAGCTCAGGCTTCAGCCGATCAGCTCGACGGCCGGATGGCGAGCTTCGAGAAGCGTCAGCGGGACGAGAGCAAGGACGAGAGGCGACCCGGCTCGTGGGGCCAGACGTCCGTTCGCTCTGACGTCTTCGCCGAGTACCCGGGCCGGGGAACGTCGTCCCGCGTCGAGGTCACCGAAGAGCGCGCGCTCCCGCACTCGCTCGGCGACTTCTCTGGTCTGCTCGACGCGAAGAACATCGTCGCGAACATCTCCGACCCGAAGCCGCGAAACGTCATCCTGCCGCTCGTGAATAACGTCCCCGTGAGTCAGAACTCGGTCGAGTTCGTCAAGTGGACGAAGGCGGCGGGCGGCGCTACGGCCGTCGATGAAGGCGCGCTGAAGCCTTCGGCAGAGTGGGCCGCCACCGTGACGAGCGACACGCTCGACACGATCGCGGTCTGGACCGAGCTCACTCGTCAGCTCATGGAAGACTCGGACTCGATTCGGGCTTACATCGACGGCGAGCTTCGCTATGAGGTCGGCAAGGCAGAAGAGGCGGCCGCGAAAGCAGCGATCACGGCGGCGACCCTGCCGACCGCGACCGGGCCCGCAGGCTCGGGGATGATCGGGGCCGTGCGCGCGGGTATGGCGGCCGTCGAAGCGGCCGGGTACAACCCGACCGCGTTCCTTGTTCACTCCGACGATCTGGTCGAGATGGACATCGCCGCGATGACGATCGGAAGCACGGCACCCGATGGACGGTCGACCTATTGGGGACTCACCCCGATCGTCGACCCGGGCGCGACTCCGGGCGTCGTCACCGTCGGCGACTTCCGCGCGGGCGTGACTCGCTTCGTGCGTAAGGGGACATCGCTCTACGTCACCGATTCGCACGCGAGCAACTTCACGAGCAACATCTTCACGCTGCTCGCGGAGTCTCGTCAGCTCACGGCCGTCATCCGACCGGCTGCTCTGGTCGAAGCTTCCGCAGGCGCAGACGCTCCCGCGTTGGCTCGCTCGGCGAAGTAGGGCTCACGCGATGGCTGACTATCCGCCGACGATCGACGACGTGAAGGGATGGCTTCGGCTACCCGACACCGACACGATCGACGACGCGGCGATCGTGATCGCGATGAACGCGGCAGGCTACGCGCAAGTGGTCGAGCTCGAAGAAGAGGCGATCGCTAACGCGAACGACGCCGTTATTCAGGCGTGGTATCTCAGAGTTCAGAGGTATCTCGCCCGTCGGAACTCGCCCGACGGTCTGATCGGATTCGGGGACTTCACCCCGGCGATGATCGCCCGTCTCGACCCCGACATCGCGACGCTCGAATCGCCGTATCGGAAGGTAGTCATCGCATGAGCGCAGCGGCGAAGGTAGGCGTAGTGACCGAAGCTCTGTCGGGCGTCTTCGCGACGATCGACGGGCTTCGGTCCTATGCCTACTTTCCCGATACGTTTCAGCCGCCCGGCGTCGTCGTCGGGCATCCCGAGATCGCGTTCACCGGGGATCACGTCACGATCTGCTCGAATGATCTGACGTTCCCCTGCCATCTCGTCGTCGCTCGATCATCCGATCGGGCGGTCGCTTCGACGCTCTTCGACTTTCTCGATCAGATGATCGCGGCCGTCGAAGGCGACTCGACTCTCGGCGGGGCGTGCGAGCTCGCGCAAGTGCTCAGCGCTTCACCCGAGACGGTCGCCGTGAACGGGACCGAGCTCCCCGGGTATCTCGTCCAGATTCGCACCATCGCCTAGAAAGGGCGCCCGCATCATGGCTATCAACACGATCAAGACACTCTCGCTCACTCTCGGTACGAAGAACGTCGAGTGTCAGCTCACGAAGGCGGTCCTTCAGGACGTGCCGACGACCGAAGAGCTGACGACGTTCTGCGGCACCGAGAGCTCGTCGATTCCGAAGTATGAGCTCGCGCTCGGCGGCTTTCAGGATTACGGCGACGTCGACTCAGTGACCGACATCATTCACACGGCGTACATCACCGACGCCGAGATCGCCTTCGTGCTCACCGTGGGCACGAAGACCCGCACCGGGTCGGCGAAGGCGATCACCGACGTCCCCTTCGGCGGGGACGCTGGCGCCGCTCTGACCTTCGAGGTCACGCTAGGCGTCGTCGGCGCGATCACCGACGGCCCCGAGACGCCGCTCGCGGCTTCGGCGAAGAGCTCGAAGTAGGATCGGGGGCGACCCCGAGAAACGAAGGAGGCACGCAAGATGGCAGCGAATCAGATCATCGAAGTCGAGCTCGACGGCGACGAAGAGCCGCTTCGCGTCACGGCCGACGGTCGCGACGTTCGATGGTACGAATCAGAGAGCGGGCAGAGCTCACTCGTCGGCCCGATGTCTCTCACGATGCTCGCGATGATGGCTTACTCGGCAGGGCGCCGTCAGAAGCTATGGGCGATGACGTGGGAAGAGTTCGACGAGAAGTGCCTATGGGTGAAGCCGATCTCGGGTGAGACGGCGGGCCCTACCCGCCCGGCTCGTGGGGGCGGCTCGTCGTCGCGCTCTCGATCCGGACAAGGATCAGCGTCGTCGAGTGGGAAGAAGCAGGGCACGCCGCCATCCTGACGGCGATCGAGATGCTGACCGAGCAAGATCAGAATCGAGACGGGAAGGGTACGGGCTGACGAATGGCGCTCGCGATCAAGGTCGACGTCGAAGACGGCGGCGACTTCGCTTCGACGCTAGCGGCCGCCCGTGCTCTTCCGTCCGATCTGAAGCGCAAAGTCGCGCGGGAGGGGAAGACGCTCGCTCAGCCGCTCGCCGATGCCGTCGAGCGTAAGGCTCGCTCTCAGGGGAAGATCGCGAGCATCGCCGGGGCGAGCACGAAGGCGACGATCCGGCAAGCGGCGCCCGCCGTCGTGCTCGGGGGCGGGAGCGGGCTCGCGTCGAAGCTCGTCTTCGGGGCCGAGTTCGGCGGGGGCGTGAAGCGGCTGACGTACTACTCGCGCAGCTCGACCGGCGCCCGCTATCTCATCACGCTCAGGCACACGACGCGGCACTTCCGCCCGCACAAGGGCGCGACCGGGTACTTCTTCTGGCCTACTATCAGAGCCGAAGGCGATCTCGTGCTGAAGCCGTGGGCCGACTCACTCGACAAAGCGATCGCGGAATGGAGTCGGGGCTAATGGCGACGACCGGCGTGAGAGAGCTCGGCGTCAAGATCACGGGCGACGCTTCCGACTTCGAGAGCACCATGAAGAGCGCGTCGACGGCGACTCAGGCGTTCGCCGCTTCGCTCGAAGACGCGGCCGGAACCGACATCTCGCCGCAGCTTCAGCTCTCCCGGCTGAATCGTGACATCGCGAATCTGAATCGCGTGCTCGACGGGATCGAGCGGCGCAAAGCCGACCCCGACATCGGGGCCGATCTGACGAAGCTTCTCGCCGACGAGAAGCGCGTGCGCGCGATGCTCGCGAAGCTCGAAGCCGAGAGCGCGACGATCGAGATCGACGGCGACGCGACCGGGGTCGCGGCGGCTCATGGCGGGATGCTGCGCTGCGCGGGCGGGCTCGACAAGGCGAAAGAGGGGGCGGCGAATCTCGGGGCTCAGCTCCCCGTCATCGGGCGGCTGCTCGCGGGGCTCGGCCGGGCCGGTCCCGCTGGCGCGGCTGCGGCCGCCGTGCTCGCCATCGGCGCGGCTGCGGCGATCGCCGCCGTGAAGCTCGGGCTCATGGCGGCCGCCGTCGAGCAGACGAAGATTCAGCTCACCATTCTCGCCGGGTCCGAAGAGCTCGGGGCGAAGCTCTTCGGCGAGCTTCAGACCTACGCCGCCGAGACGCCTTTCTTCTTCGACGAGATCACTAACTCGGCTCGACGGCTGCTCGCCGCAGGCGTCACGCTGAAGGAGATTCCCGGGTATCTCGAAGACATCGGGAACATCGCCGCCGTGACCGGCGTCCCGCTAGAGCAGATCGCGACCGTCTTCGGCCAGATGGAGTCGAAGGGGAAGGCGACCTACGAAGAGCTTCAGCAGCTCGCCGAAGCGGGTATCCCCGTATGGAGTCAGCTCGCCGAAGCTATGGGGCTCACCGTCGCCGAGACTCAGAAGATGGCGACCGAAGGCAAGCTCACGATCGACGCCGTGCGCGGCGTGCGCGACATTCTCGGGAACACCTACGGCGGCGCGACTCAACAGATGGCCGAGACGTTCACCGGGAAGATGAGCACGCTGAAGGACTCGCTGACTCAGCTCGGGCAGAGTCTCGGCGAGTACGTTCTGCCGCTTATGAAGGACTTCGGCACGATCGCGATCTGGCTCGTCGAGCAGCTCGCGGGCGTCATCGAAGCCGTGATCGCGTGGCTGAAGGAGAACGAAGAGATCGCCGAAGTCATCACGACTCTCGTCTTCGGCCCGCTGAAGGCGCTCGCCGACGTCACGAGCAAGATCGCCGGGAACATCGAAGAAGACGCCGCCGAGACGTCGAGCTTCGATGAGGCGATGAAAGAGGCGGGCGTCTCAACCGAAGGGTGGGTCGCCGATCTCGAAGTGCTGAACGAATCGCTCATCGCCGTCATCGACACTCAGCTCGCCGCTCGTCAGGCGTCCCGCAATCTGTCGAAGGTGATGAAGGAGCAAGGCGCCGTCACGCTGAAGACGAAGCAAGCGCTGAACGAAGCGGCGTCGGCTCACGTCGCGCACGCCGAAGCGATGATCGAAGACGGGCGCAGCGCGCAAGCCGTCCGAAAGTACCTTCGCGGGGCGGCCGCTGACATTCGCGAATCAGCGAAGGAGGCGAACCTCTCGAAGCAAGAAGTCGAGAAGTACCTGAAGCGGCTCGACTTCACCCCGAAGAAGGTCGAGACGAAGCTCGAAGTCGACAAGTCCGACGCCGAGAAGCAGCTCGACGCCGTGAAGAAAGAGCTCGCGTTTCTCGAAGAGCAGAACGTCAGCATCCCCGTCGATGTCGTCGTGAACGTCACCGGGGACGTCGACGCCGCCCGTCAGCTCGGGGTCGGCGTGAACGGGACGAGCGTCGGCTCGCTCGGGCTCGGCGTCTCACCGATGGCGGCCGGGGCGATGTCGAGCTCGGTCACCGGGGCGTCGACGGGCTCGACCGTGAACGTGAACGTACCGACGAAGACGATCCTCGCGCCGAAGCCGCAACCGCTGAAGGTTTATCTCGACGGCGCCGAGATCGCGTCTCGCGTCTCGGGTCGCTACTCGCCTACGCCGCCCCGACGCTCGCTCACGACAAGAAGGCCATGAGATGCCCGCCATCGCTTACACCGTGCGCGACTCAGACAAGACCGTCTCGATCACAATCTCGGGGCTGACGCGCGATGTCGAATACTCGATCGCCCGCGTCCACACTTACGAAGACGACACGCCGCCCGCGAACGGAATCCCCGACTCAGATCAGCCGTGGACGTATGAAGCCGTAGCTCATCGCAAGCGCTTCACGGCGAACGGGACGAGCGTCACGTTCCGCGACTTCGAGCCACCGCTCGGGCGGCTTATGAAGTACGGGCTCTGGCGCTGGAATCTGTCGCCGCTCAACAAAGCGAACTGGAATCGGGACGACGAAGCCGACGTCGGTATGGGCGCCGGGAACGAAGCCGAGACGATCTGGATCACCGTCACTCACCCGCAGGCGGGGCGGGCCGTGCTTCGCGATCTCTACCATCTCGCCGAGTACGCGCTCCCGTGCGTCTACGATTACGAGCCGATTCAGCGGCCGCTTCGAGCTGGCGAGCATCTCGTGCTCGGCTCACCGTTCCCCGTCGTGCTCTCAGACCGTCGAGACGCTCGACGCGGGACGCTATGGCTCTACGCCGAGAATCAGGCAGAGACGGCGGCGCTTGAGCGTCTTCTCGTCCCGTCAGGCGGGCGCGTTCGCCCGCTATGGCTTCGCACCGGGACCGACGATCTGATTCTGCTCAGCGATCTCTACTTCGTGCCGGGGCTCATCACTTACGAAGCCGTCTCGAAGTCGCGCTTCGCCCGT